GTCCGGCGTGCCAGAACTCCCCGGCGAACTCGACCATGACGCCCGGTTTCTCGAACAGCGCCATGATTTCCGGGCGGATCAGCCCTCGGTACAGCTGGCGGACCGTATCGACGCCGCAACGCAGCAACCGAACGCCCGACAGGTCAGTCAGCTTGGCCGAATGGCTATCGAAGAACAGTCGCCCGGTTGGGGTTTCCTGGAAGTTCTGATCAACACGAATCTGGTCTTTAACGCTCATTCTCTTCTGCTCCAAATTGCAACGAATCGACACTGTTCAGTTGGGTTTATCTGACGTGCTACAGGGACGTCAGCGGGGCGCCGCCGCGCCGACGCCGGCGCCCGATGCGCTACGCTGGCGACCGCCGGCGTCTGGCTCGCGGCGCGTAGAACTGAGCGACGCCACTGGATCAATCACGCTGGTAACCGCACCTCGCCCCGTCCAGGGCGTGATGCGTTCGCCGTCGATGTCGCAGTACATATCCATCTGTCCGGCGAAGAAGCGGCACTCCCCGAGCGGTACAACGCGGGTCAGGCCACTGTTCGAGACGAGAACGACGCGCGCGGTCTTGCTCACTGGCTTGGCGTTTCCGGTGTTCTGCCAGTAGATCCCGTCTGGCTCCGGCTCCTGGGGCGCAGGTGGACGCCATGAGCCCACCGGGGCCATGACGTAGCCGCCCACGCGCCATGTCATCGACATGACCGGCCCCTCGGGTTTGCTGTACACGGCAGTAGCGGCGCGGGAGGTGCGCGACGGTGCTGGCTGGGGTGCAGGCGCTGCGACTGGCGCCGGCTCGGGTGGTTTGGGTACTACCGGCGTGCTGAAGAACGAGCGCACGCCCATGACGCCGAAGACACCGCACACGGTGACGATGCCGATCAGCCCCCACAGGCCCCAGGAGCGCAACAGCGAGGCGCGCCCATCGGCTTTCGATTCATCGCCTACGTCGCCTGTGGCCGATTGCGTGGCCGATTTGTAGTAGCACCATACGGTGGGCTTGAAGGTCCCGGCGGTCTGCCGCAGCAGGGCGGTTTTCGGTGGCCGCTGGCCCTTGGCAGCGCCCCGGTAGATATCGACCCGGTAGTACTTCTTGGACTTCTTGACGATGCGGTAGGTGGTTTCGACCAGCAAGGTTACCCAGGTGGCGATCTGCTCCAGATCCTGGGTGACCAGCACCACGCGCATGGACTGGCCCTTTTCATCGACCCGGTGCCGGTGTTCGGCGAGTAAGGCTTTGTCTTCGAGTGCTGCCGCGTTGGTCTTCTGCCCCTTCGGCCAGCGGCGCCAGAGTTCGTCGAGGACCAGCACGCAGCCGTTGGGGGCCAGTTCGGAAAGATCGCGGCGCTCGAACCAGTCCGCCGGTAGCTGGGCGATGGTGCCGCCGAACTCGGCGAGCAACGCATCGACCTCGAGCGGGATGTTCGTCACCACATGCCGGCCCTGTTTCAGGCTGGGGATGATGACGTGCTCAACGACTCCGTAGGTTTTGCCATGGCCGGGCATGCCGGTGTATGCGTCGATGGCCATAGATCACCCGATGATCGGCAGACGACGGATGACGAAGCGGATCAGGTACGCGAGTAGCACCGTGGTGACACCGAAGTCGAGCCGGAACATGGAGGCGAAGAACTGCACCTCGGACGGGATCGACTGCATCGCGTTGCCGGCCTGGTAGAAGAAGTCCGGCACCGGAATGGCGTTGAAGAACGAGACGATGCCTTCGGACAGTTGGAAGAAGATCCACTGCGGCAGGGTCTCGATGAAGTCGATGACCGAGTCGAAGGCATCCTGCAGCCATTTGATTATCTGGGCGGGGAACGCCCATACCCAATCAATGAAACGACCTAGCTTCTCAAGCATGGCGGCACCTCACGAGGACAGGACGATACGAACGCCCAGCAGGCACCAGACGGCCAGCATGAGCGCGGAGAAAATTCCGGAGATCTCGCCCCACAGGGCGCAGTGACCATCGAAGGTGATCGGCTTGCCGAACAGGGTCACCGTTCCAGACGGGCAGGCACCGGAGCCGGACGGAAAGGAAATGGCACCGACCGCGCTGCCCAGGGGCGAATTGCGGATGCCGTCGAAGACGCGGGACAGGGATTCGTCGAAGCCCGGCACTTTGTCGGCGCCGTCGAAGTAGGTCGGTGCGACGAACGAGCAGTCACCGCCATCGCAGAAACCGGGACCGGAGCCTTCGCCTTCTTCGTCCTCACCTTCGCCGTCACCAGTACCGGTGCCACCATCGCCACCGCCCGAGCTGCCGCCGTCACCGTCGCCGCCATCACCTGAGCCGTCGCCATCGCCCGAGCCGCCATCGGAACCGCCATCGGAACCGCCATCAGAACCGCCCCCGCCTGAACCCCCATCACCCGAGCCATCGTCGGGGTCAGTGGGATCGGTTGGATCAGTCGGGTCGGTCGGGTCCGGATCAGGATCTGGCGGGGTATCCGGGGAACAGAAGGTGCCGTTGTAGGTGTAGCCCTCCGGGCACTTGTCCCCATCCTCGGGCGGTGGTGTGTCGTCCGGGTCCTGGGTATCGCCCTCGGACGGGTTGCCCGGGGTCTGCAAAGTGCTTTCGTTGCACTCGATGCCGTTGCCGGTATAGGCGTAAACGCCGAATACACCAGGCGGGTTGCCGCTGGTGTAGACGTAGACGTTGGAGGCGGCGGTGTAGGTGAAGGCGTACTGGCAACCGTTACCGCAGACAGACCCAGGCGGGTCGATGGTCGGTTGGCCTACAGCGGCCTTCATCAGGTGTTCGTGGCTGACGGTCTGGCCGTTGGTGGTTTCACACTGGTTTGGCTCCTCTGGCCCAGGCACACAGCCACCGGTCGTGGCGTCGTAAACCTGGCCGGTAGGGCACGAGTCACCAGTGCGCTTGATGACATAGTTGAATATGCCGTAGCCCGATGGCATGGACGAAACCAGACAGGTGGCCTGCGTAGCGCCCGGAGAGTAATTCAGCTTGTAATCAACGCTCGTGTCATTAGGACGCGAAGACGAGGGCGCGAACTTATAAAAATCACAGACAGCTTTGGGTGTAGGAAACGTCTGTGTATATCCATTTCTAAACCACTGATAAACGTCGGCGTGAGCGCCTTGCGCAAACGACAAGAGAAGCACGGCGCAGAGCAACAACAGGCGAACGGCTTTCATCCCTACCACCTCGAAAAGATCGCGTAAGCGCAGGCCGATCCGATGCAGAAGAAGGCGAACTCCCAGAGCGCTTGCATGGCTACCTCGCTAAGAGAAAGGCCGGCACTAGGCCGGCCCGGGTTGCTGGTGAGCGTTACGAACGCAGGAAGCCGAGGACGACGCGGGCACCTTTGATGCCGGCGTATACCGCTGCCAGCAGGGCTGCGACGGCGAGGACACCGGTCGCGATGGTGGAGAAGTCCACATCGGCGGTGAGGGTGCTGTAGTCCCAGCCGGCGGCGTGGGAGGCGGAAGCCGCGATGGCGAAGGGAACGGCCAGGGCCAGATCGCGGGAAACGCGTTTGAGGTTTTGCATGGTGGTCACTCCAAATGGGTTTTCAGGCGTGCTTGAGGAAGTCGAGAACGGCCTTACAGCCGATGCCGATCAACAGCACAGTGGTTACGAGCGTGAATCCGATCCCGAACACCTGGGCCAGTACCGCGGGGTCCAGCTGGCTCGGGTCGAACTGTTCTGGAAGCTGGACCAAGACCCAGCCCCCGGAACACAGGGGCGCCCCGCCTGCATCGACCGAGACGGTGCCGTCGCAGGTGAGCGCGTAAGTCATTCGCCGGCCTCAAGGTCGGCGGTTTGTTCGGAGGGTTCGCAGTCAGGGCAGACGGCGAAATGGGGCGGCAGGCTGAGGTCGGGCAGC